CGGGTCCCGGAAACCGAAGGGTTAGAAGTTAGTCTTCGGACTTTTAACAAAATTCAAATTGTTATGCGTAACACAAAACACTTATATAAAGTGCTAGTGCCGCACAATCTAACTTGGTCATTCTGTGTAAAATCAGAATTAAAACTAGCGGCTATGATCCTTCGGGTCGTACCGCTGGTCTTTGGGCAATTAACAAGTTCCAACGTGAAAGTAGCCTGGGGTTTCGCCCAGAATGTCCGTCGTCTGTACAAGAGAATGGGTCCTCGAGGCTTGGCAATCTACCTGAAAGCCTGTGCAGTCTGCTTACAGCAGGCGGCAGGTGGGATGGTAACTCCGAGTACTTGGGCCCTTGGTGCAGCTATATCGAGGACTCGTACGGGGATTCCACGGATCATCAATCCACAACACCGCGTTCGTGTCTTACTGGGGGATGTGGCGGTTACTAGGTTCTGGCTAACCCTCTTCGGACTCTACCGGGTGGTGGAGTTCAAGGGGGCGCTGAAACTGAAAACCATCATGGAACCTGGAAAGGACATCGATGGGTTTATGGTGGATTGGGTGAAGTGGGTCCCGACTTTCTACGACAAAATCCGCTCGATAAGTGGTGAGTCATGGAAGTTGCGAATTGGGAAGGATCTGACTCCCGGGCGAATCCCATTCATGCAGAAGTGCTCCCCGAACTCGGGGGGTTTTACCTCAGTAATGGGGATTCTGTGGGATGTGGCCCTCGCAGGGTCGCATCCAGAGGTGTTTCCAGCCATAACTAAATGGTTGGGCCTCGTGGATGGTATTGAGCTCACCTGGGCACTCAAGAAGATACTCAAGGTCTTGGATGGTGTGGCGTACCAGCAATGGGACACTGCATTTGAAGAGATGAGAGCGGATCTTCGCTCAGGAAGGTGTGCAGGTAGGTCTCCTCTGGCTAGAGTGGTAGCATGGCAGTCCGGGATGGTCACCACAGAGTGTGGCCTTCATCCGTTGCTACCTTGGGCTGGCGATCCGGTGTATCTATACCGGCGCTGGTACCTTGACCATTTCTGGAGGAAACCTCTTGCATTCGGGGCTTTGGCCTTTCTCAGGGAGCCGGGGAAGATTCGAGTAGTTGCCATGGTGAATCTGATCACCCAAACATTGATGGCCCCCCTGCATCAATGGATTTTCGCGCGTCTGCGCCAGATACCCACCGACGGGACCTTTAATCAAACTCGCCCCGTTGAGTCACTGATTTCTGGTTTCGAAGGCAAGGGACACTGGGTCGCTTCGTACGATTTATCGGCGGCGACTGACCGGATACCCATCCGGATTCAGATCGAGCTCCTAAAACCGCTGTTGGGTGAGGAACTGGCCAACCTGTGGGCTTACCTCTTAGTCGGACAACCCTACCGTCTTCCCAAGATTGCAAAATCTTGGAATCTCGGTTACGATGTTGTCTGGTACTCTGTAGGTCAACCCATGGGAGCCTTATCATCGTGGGCTATGCTCGCTTTGGTACATCATGCGATTGTGCAGATGGCGGCTTCAAAGGCGTATCCCAGGGCGCCAGGATGGTTCCTGCTGTATGCAGTGCTGGGGGATGATGTGGTAATAGCCGACCACGCGGTGGCTATGGAGTATCTTCGTATCATGGACGCTCTAGGTGTTGAGATCGGGCTAGCCAAAAGTCTGGTTTCCAGCCAATCGTCCATTGAGTTCGCAAAACGAACATGGATACGGGGACGGGATTGCTCACCAATTTCTCTGGCCGAGTTCCTTGTTGCGAGATGCAACTTGGGCTCCCTGGGGGAACTGGTCGCAAAGAATATGAAATTCGGAGTGATCCGATATTCTTCCGTAGCAATCTCCATGGGCTTCCGGTTTCGGAATCTGGCGCGACTCCCTGTCGCGTTGGGTATCGGAAATCGTCTCTCTAAGATGCTCGCCTATCTCTGCCGTCCGGGCGGGGCTTGGCCAATGCCTATTGAGGCATGGTTAACCTCCGTGGCACCGGGCGGAACTGAGGCAGTTATAGACCAAAGAAGGGCCTGGCTCACAGCCGGAATCTTCTGGAAGGATATACTGTCGTATCTCCTTAGAGCTAATCGCCGGGTGAGTACCCTGCTGCACGATGTTACCACGTTCCGTCTGACGGATGCAACTTTCGCTAAGACTGTTGTTGAAGAAGGAGGGGAGTGCGCTGACCGTGCCGGCTCAAGGACGGCGAAGTCTCAAGGGTCTAAAAAGACCGAGATGAAACCGTTCTTCAGCAGTGGAACTAGGGAATTCTTTGGATTTGAGACTGGGGAGTCTCTGTTCAACTTGTTCTTTAGCGAGTGGGTTACTTATCCGTACCAATTAGGTTTAAGACGGAGACACGAGAAAATCGATAACGTCTTACGGGTACTGGATCCAGGGATCCTCCCTGAATGGACTGGTCTAGAATCAGTTTGGAAAGAGGTCATGCTGGCTGATGAGGGGATTTCATCCCTTCCGGCCAAGGTGGAATTCACCCTTAGAGATAAGGATGTAAAACCGCCTACGACGGGTCTTATCAACCTGTGGGCACGGCTTCGGACTCTATTGGTTCGAGAGTCTAAGCCATTCAGTAGCGTTGGAACGAGCTTCTCCGCTCGGCGTATGCCTAAACGGAGACGGGCTCTCGGCTAGTCAAGCCGAAGTCTGGAACACCCAAAGTTTGGATCCTGGTACGTTTACGTATCCAGGCCAAAACAAATAGATGTGTGCACCTAAG